ATCTCTAAAGCCTTGCTCGTTAAAGTTTTTATATGTATATGTTATAATTAACATGGTGTCTCCTATTTTAATTATGTAGCTACTGTGTGTTCTGCTACCTTTTCCTAGCATGGCACGTTCCCAGATTTTTGTCAACCCCCCTCGAAAAGCCCACAACCACAAGGCTTTGCGAGGATTGGCATAGTGTTTATATGGCCGGGTATAACTAACTTGTCTTAAACACCCCACCAAAACTGCATTCTCGTGTCGCTGTTCTAAACACCAGGTTAAACTAAGCTAACCCAAAAACTGCATACTCGTGTAAATATTCTTAAACCGGGCGTTTAACCTCTTCCGGTTATTTTTAAAATAATTTTAAATAGAAGTAAAAACAAGAACAAAAAACCATAGAAAATTTTTAGGTCTTGCAATAATTTTTGATTGCTGTATCTTTGGGGAATGAAAAGAAATAAATCTTTTCTAAAGTGTTCTGATATCTAATAAATTGAAGGACTTTAAAATATGAAAAAAACTACAACTAAAAAATCTTTTGCAAAAAAGTTATTAAGTAAAGAAGCAACTAATTTAATTTATAGAAAAATTAATAGTGTTGCTTATCATTTAGCGAATGAGACAAGCAATGCCCCAAGCGATACAGCTTTAAGAAAAAAAATGTATTTTGACTTACAGCGAAAGGTGAGAGCAATGATTGTTGCATACGATAGCGAAAAGAAAAGAGCTACCCAAATAATGGATGGTTCTAAACTTGATACCTTAATGAAAGCTAAAAGCATTCCATCAACGCTATTGGGCAAAGCAAAAACAACTGCTAAACCTAAAGCAAAGGCAAAAAGAATTTAATCATGAAACATTATAATAGTTTAACTGAACTAAAAAATTTTATGAGAGATAGAAGAGAGCAAGTTATTATCAATAGCTCTACTGATATCGAAAATTATTTATGCATTAAACAATCTAGTTTAAATTTCTATGTTGCTTTAACTACTGTTTTCAACTTTGGTGGTGAATCCATCGAAAGGGTACAAAGTGTTGATAATGAGCTTTTTAACTGTTATGAACATGCAAGAAGACATGCTTTAAGCATGATTAGAAAACATGGTTCTTTTGAAAATACAGCTTTTAAAGGTTCTAACTAATGTTTTCTCAAATAGTTAGAATTGATAAGGGCAATATCAAGCTATACATCAATCAATCACGAGCTGAACACGACAACGTCATAAGAGCTTTAATTGATGATGGTTATAAACCTAAAACAAGAATACAAAAATTATCAGATAAAATATTTGATACTTGGTATTTATATTCTAATGGGGTGAATGAATGAACTAATAAATAAACTTAAATTAAAGGGTGCTTTTTAGTGCCCTTTTTTTTGTCCTAAATCTAACAAACTTCTAAGCTCTTCTAAGACCATCCAATAATTCAATCAATACCCTACAACCTATTTAATTTTTTAAGCTCTCTAATAAGCTCTTATGAGCTTGTAAAGTGTAATTAACACTAAGTTATTTAATGAGAAGTTAAGGATTAACAAATACTACCTATCAAGAACACTTAAACGTCCCAAGCTCAATTAGTTATATGAGAGCTGTAAAGTCTGTAAAAGGTTCTTAAATTAAATTACTAGCTCTCAACTCTTTATTTTTCATTGTTCAAACTTCAAAAACCTTTCAAGACTTCAAAAACTTTTAAAACTTCACAGCAAAAACTTCAAGACTTCAAAATTCTTTAAAGTCTTTAGAATTAGAACTATTTTTTATCAAGATTTATCAAGATTAAAAAGTCTTGATAAGGGGTAGGCAGAGTACCGCCCCCGGTCCCCCATATATATACTAAATCTTATACATTTCCAGGGATTTTCAAGTGTTAAGTTGGAGACTCAACAGGCTTGGTCGGGCTTGTGTAACTTTAAAGTCTATAAAGTACCTGTTATTGTGGGGGTGATACTTGTTACTATACAAACCCTGGGGGACCTAAAGGTATTATATAGGTATATTTCTACTTTGTCAAGCCCTTTAGAGAATATATTCTTTTTTTTCTAAAAAACTTGACAAATTTCTATGAGCATGTATAATAAAGGTATGCAGAACTTACCCTCACAACGTAAATTAACAGATAAACAACAAAGTTTTCTGAATAATCTTATTGAAACTAAGGGTGACTTAAAGCTTTCAGCCGAACTTGCAGGGTACTCCGGCAATCACTATCAAGTATTACAATCATTAAAAGAAGAAGTAGTAGATTTAGCCCAAAATGTACTTGCAAGGGAAGCCCCTAAAGCTGCTTTTAAGTTAGTAGAGGTTATGACATCAGAAGATTCCATACCACAAGCTAATGTTAAAGTACAAGCAGCACAAACAATCCTAGACCGTGTTGGTTTAGGTAAACATGATAGAGTAGACGTTAATCATAACGTTAATGGTGGGATATTTATTCTTCCAGAAAAAGAAACTATAAACCTAAGAGCAGAAGATGGAGACTATGAAGATATTTCTGACTGAAATAGAAGCTTATGGTACAACTTTTGCAGGTCCTAACATCGTAGCTTCCTCTTATGAGAAAGCAGAACTAGCAGCAGCTCAAAATCACTTAGTTGTTGTTGGTGAGTTAGACAGCATCTATGTAGATGATGAGTTAGAAAAAGAATATTTAAATACAATACCCAAAGAAGATGATAGGATAGTACACTAATGTTATTAAATAGATTACAGTTTAGAAAAGGTGGTAAAGCTAAATCAAAAGTAAATGAAGCAGGTAACTATACTAAGCCTGGACTACGTAAAAGAATATTTCAACGAATTAAAGCAGGAACTAAGGGTGGTAAAGCAGGTCAATGGTCTGCACGTAAAGCTCAAATGTTAGCTAAAGCATACAAGAAAGCTGGTGGGGGATACAAGTAATGGGAAAAGCAAAGTCTCAACAGTCTTTAGAAGATTGGGGTAAACAAAAATGGAGAACCTCCGATGGTTCTAAAAGTGAAGGTAAAAAAAGATACTTACCTGATAAAGCTTGGGATGCACTGAGTTCTTCAGAAAAAGCTGCAACCAATGCAGCAAAAGCTAAAGGTAATAAAGAAGGTAAACAACATGTACCTCAACCTAAAAAGACTGCAGAAAAGACAGCAAAGTTTAGAATGGCTAAAGGTGGTAAAGCAGACGGTAGATTAAAACGAGCAGGAGTTAGTGGTTATAACAAACCCAAGCGTACTCCCAACCATCCTACTAAGTCTCACATCGTTGTTGCTAAAGAAGGTAATAAAATTAAAACCATTAGGTTTGGAGAACAAGGAGCTTCAACAGCCGGTAAACCTAAAGCAGGTGAATCAGCTAAAATGAAAGCTAAACGTAAATCATTTAAAGCAAGACACAGAAGAAACATTGCTAAAGGTAAGATGTCAGCAGCTTATTGGGCTAACAGAGTGAAGTGGTAATACGAACTCTTGGTTTAGTTTTGTTGATGAGTTGTGTAACAACATCAAACAACAATGAGTTTGACAAGTGTAAAGACATTTATTATGCTGCTTATTCTGAAGAAATAGTATTAGAAGAATGGCATAAATGTATACAAGGAAAAGATAATGGGTAAACAAATAGGTAGTGACGAAAAGCCAATAACATTTAGGTCACCTATATATAAAAATACTCATGGAAGCAAGGGTGCTAATCCTAGACCTGGATTCTATACACAAGATTATAGAGACAATTGGGATAGAATATTCGGTAAAAAGAAAACCGAGGAGAAGAACAATGACAATGATTAAAAAATGGTTAGAAGCAATAAAAGATTTTCTAACACCAAAGAAACAAACAACAAAGAGAAAAACAAATGTTAAAAGAACTACTAGAAAAAAAAGTAAATAGTCTTATTAATACTAATGAACTTACAGACATGCAAGTCTGGAGTGTTATGTGTGGTATAGGATTTATATCAGCATTTATTATTATGTGGATTATATAATGAATAAAGGATGGTATTGGGATGATGTAACTCAACAGCTTTATAAGTGGGATGATTTAGTAAAACTATTAAGAAAAAGAAATGACAATACCTCCGGAGTATCTAAAAAAGAAAAGTAAAACAATTCCATTTGGTTATGAACTAAGTGAAATAGAAGGATACTTTAAACCCATACCTCAACAGCTAGAGGTTTTACATAAGTATCTTAATTTAATTCGAGAGCAGAAGTGTTCGTTACGAGAAGCTTCTAGTTTAATTGAGCAAGAAACAAATAGAAAACTAAGTCATGTTTCTTTAAAAAACTATATTGACAAAGGTCCATCTTTAGAATCAAGACGTAAAAAAACTTTAGCTAAAAAGAAAAAAGAACTTGCTCAAGCAAAGAAAAAATTAAAAGAAAAAGAAACTAGATTAAAAACAGAACAAGAAGTTCTTAAAAAAGCTACAGAAAAAACAACATCGAAAGTTGTTACAGAAGCTGAGTTACAAACAACCACGTCTTCTATACAAGAAACTTTAAAAAATTCTAAAGTTATTTTTCACGCTAACGAAGGTCCACAGACAGACTTTCTTGCTGCGGGAGAAAAAGATGTTCTTTATGGTGGAGCTGCCGGTGGTGGTAAATCATATGCTATGATTATTGACCCACTAAGGTATTGCCATAAAAAAGCACATAGAGCTTTAATACTTAGAAGGTCTATGCCAGAACTTCGTGAGATGATTGACAAGTCTCGTGAGTTATACCCACAAGCATTCCCCGGTGCTAAGTTCAGAGAAGTTGAAAAGCTTTGGAATTTTCCCAGTGGTGCGAAGGTAGAGTTTGGATTCCTTGAAAGAGATGCAGACGTGTACAGATATCAAGGACAAGCCTACTCTTGGATAGGGTTTGATGAGATTACTCATTTGCCCACAGAGTTTAGCTGGAACTATTTAGCTTCACGACTTCGTACTACTGACCCCTCTATTACCACTTACTTACGTTGTACTGCCAACCCTGGTGGTGTCGGTTCTCATTGGGTAAAGAAAAGATACATAGAACCTGCAGAACACAACACAAGCTTTCAAGGCACTGATGGTTTAACACGTAAGTTTATTCCGGCTAAGTTAGCTGATAATCCCTATCTTGCAGAGGATGGTGTTTATGAGCAAATGCTTAAATCGTTACCACCGATTCAACGTAGACAATTGCTTGAAGGTAATTGGGATGTAGCAGAAGGGGCTGCATTTGTAGAGTTTAGTCCACAAGTACACATTATTACTCCTTTTCAAATACCTTTACCTTGGGAAAGAGTAAAAGGTATTGACTATGGTTACGCTTCAGAAAGCTGTTGTTTATGGGGAACTATTGATATAAATGATGGAACTTTAATAATTTATAGAGAATTATACAGAAAAGGCTTGACAGGTGAAGAATTAGGTGGTATAATAACAAGTATGGAACTTGAAGACCCTTTTTCGGTCTCGGGTGTATTAGATACAGCAGCTTGGGCAAATACAGGTACTACTGGTCCTACTGTTGGAGAAGCCTTAATTAGAGCAGGTCATAAACTTAGACGTGCAGATAAGAATAGAGTACAAGGCAAAATCCAAATACACGAGTTTCTAAAGGTTCGTGAGAATGGTAGACCAAAGCTGCAAATATTTAATACTTGCCCTAATCTAATACGAGAACTACAAAGTATACCACTTTCTAAAACGAATCCAGAAGATGTAGATACACATGCATCTGACCACGCATATGATGCATTGCGTTATATGATAATGAGCCGACCAAGAATGGAAAGCCCACTAGAAAGAATGAGAGGATTGAAACGAGAAATACATCAACCTTCTGATTCAACATTTGGATATTAAAGTTTTATGGCAGACAACGAAAATACATTTTTAAACGCTAATAATCTTTATGAAGAAGTAGAGGGTGAAGCAGGAAAAACTCTTGCTCTTGAAATAGAACAACGCAGTAATCTTGTTGGTATTATAAAAGGTAGGTTTCAAATTTCTGAAGACGCAAGACGTTCAGATGAATCACGTTGGTTAAGAGCTTACGAAAACTACAGAGGACTTTACAACAAGTCTGTTAAGTTTAGAGACTCAGAGAAGTCTCGTATCTTTGTCAAGATTACTAAAACAAAAGTACTAGCTGCTTTTGGTCAACTTGTTGATGTAATCTTTGGCACAGGTAAATTTCCAATTGGTATTTCAGAAACAAAAATACCAGAAGGTGAATTAGCAAGTGCTCATTTAGATGCTCAAACAGCAGCACCTGGTATTGAAAGCACAATGGGTGGCGGTGATTTGCCTGGAGATGTTGATGGAAATAAATTAGATAACCCATATGATATT